TTTACGGATCCTGCAAATCAACGAAACAGCGTCTGCCAGTGATGCGGCGTTTGCGCTGGCACGGTTGAACGATTGGATCAACAGCCTTGCGACTGAGGGGTTGACCGTCTATAGCCAAGCGCGCACAACCTGGACGATTAGCGGGGCAACCAACTACACGGTCGGGTCGGGCGGCACCATCAACTGTGTGCGTCCGCTGAGTGCGATGAACATCACGAACGTGGGCTTTCAAGACACCAGCGTGACGCCAACGATTGAGTACAACCTGGGCACGGCCCTGACCGAAGACGCATGGGCTGGCATTGCCCAGAAGGGGTTGACCTCGGTCTATCCACAAGCCGCGTATTACAACCCCACGTTCAATGCGGGGCTGGGGTTGCTGTATCTGTGGCCGTTGCCGACTAGTCTCACATTGCAAGGGGTCATCTATACGCCCGTGCCGGTGACGGAGTTTGACGCGATTACAGACACGATCAGTCTGCCTCCGGGTTACCGTCGGTTCCTGCGAACGGGGCTGGCGAAAGAGATTGCGGCGGCATTTGACGCGCCGTTGACGGTTGATTTGCAGCAAGCGGCAATGGAAAGCAAAGCGGACATCAAACGCAGCAACCAGCGGTTGAGCGACCTGTCGAGCGGCGTGGCGGGATTGCTGTTTGGCGGCGCAGGGCCACACTACAACATCTACTCGGACACCTAATATGCCGCTGTATCCGGGCTTCGTCTACGGGTCGAATGAGTCGCAGAGTCCGTGGGCGGACCTTGAACGGACGATGAACTGGTATCCTGAGCCGATTCAGTCGCCAGCGTCACCGTATCCAGCCGCGCTGTATCCGTGTCCGGGTCAAGAGGACTACGTCACGGTCAGTGACATCAACTGCCGCGCCTTGTTTGCGATGGCGGGACGGTGCTACGCCGTGATGGGGGCCAGTGTTTACCAAGTCTTTGCCACGAATAGCGCGGCCATTGTCACGGGCGGCACGGTCACGAATGCCCCCGAGATGGCGAGCATTGCCAGCAACGGCGCGGCAGGCGGAGAACTGCTCATTGCGTCAGGCGGCAACGGGTATCTGCTGACGATTGCGACGAACACGTTGGTAGCGGTGTCGAACCTTGCTGGCATCACCGACAGCGTGGGCATGATTGACGGCTACTTCTTGGCCTTTGATGCGGCCACCTCGACGTTCTATATCAGCGAACTGAACGACGGCGCGACATGGGACTTGACCCAGTTCGCTCAACGCAGCATTGCGCCAGACCCGTGGGTGTCGATGACGGTCGATAGCAACCGTCAGATTTGGCTGATTGGCGAGCAGACCGGCGAAGTCTGGTATGACGCGGGCACGTCGCCGTTCCCGTTCCAGCCGGTGCCTGGCAGCGTCTTTGGCTATGGCACCTGTGCGCCAGCGAGCGTGAAGCTGGTCGGCAGCAGCATGATGTGGCTGTCGCAGAACTCGAACGGGGCAGGGCAAGTCATTGCGGCCAATGGGTTGGTGCCGGAACGTGTTAGCACGTACGCCGTGGAGACGGCCATTGCGGGCTATGCGCGGACCGTGGGGATTACGGACGCGGAAGCCGTGACGTACAGCGACCAAGGGCACACGTTCTATTGCCTAACGTTTCCTGCGGCCAACGCCACATGGGTCTACGACCTTTCTACGCAGCTCTGGCATGAACGGGGCGTGTGGGATACGGCGACGGGCAGTTATGGCGTCTGGGGGCCGCGCAACCATGCCTATGCCTTCGGCAAGCATCTGGTGGGCAACCGTGGCACAGGCATGTTGTGCGAGATGGACACGTCGTTCACCAGCGAGTGCAATGGCGACCTCATTCGACGGTTGCGGATTCCCCCGCCCATTTGGGTGGACCCGCAAGCCAGACGGTTGTTTGTGTCGCGATTCCAACTGTTGATGGAGCCGGGGCTGGGCGCGGTCAGCGGCCAAGGGTCCGACCCGCAAGTGTTGCTGCGGACGAGTTCAGATGTGAAGACGTGGACAGGCAGTCTGTCGGCCACGGCTGGCACGTTAGGCGCGTATACGCAGAACGTCTATTGGACACGTCTGGCAAGTTCGCAGCAGATGTGGGTGCCTGAGATTGTGGTGACGGACCCGATTCCGTGGCGCATTGTGGGCGCACTGATTGACGGGCGTCATTTCATGGGGCAAGCGTAATGTTGAATTTGGCTCCGGTGCCCGGTGTCATTGTTGAGACACCGGTGCTGAACAACAGCATCACGGGACGCGTGACGCAAGCGATGCGCTACTGGTTGCTGTCGCTCATTGACCGCATCAACGCGGGGCCACAGACCGTTTCGTCGGTCAGCAAGACGGTGCAAGCGGCGTCTATTGCGACGACGGCGCTGCCCATCTTGTCGGTGCTGCCGGGCGTCTATCGCGTGTCGATGACGACGCAAGTGACGCGTGTGGCGACGACCAGTTCGTCGCTGATTGTGACGTTTGGCTGGACATCGGGTGTCGCGTGTACGCTGAGTAGCACGGCGATGACGGGCAACACGTTGGCGACGACGACCTCGCTGTCGGCCATCATCAGCGTGGATGACGCGACGACCATTACCTATGCGACGACGTATGCCAGTGTCGGGGCGACGACGATGCAGTATCGATTGGACGTGGTGTGCGAGCAACTGATTTGAACGTCATTCCTCCGTTCCGAACCACACGGGTAGTGCGACGGACTGTTGACGCCACGGCATTCAACGTTATTGCGAACCATCCTTCGGTACGTCCGTGGATTGGTGGAGATGGTGTCGCCGACTTGACGGCAATTGTGACTGAACCATCCAACATTGCGCTGCTAGGTGAGGCTGGCGGGTTTGTCTGCATAAACCACGGGGCTGGCCGCTACGAAGTGCATTCGTTGTTTGACCCGTCGCGGTCTGGGCAAGCCGCCATTCACGGGATGCGTGATGCGATGGCGTACATGTTTACGTCTACGCCGTGCGTGGAACTACTGACGAAGGTGCCTGTCGATAACCTTGCGGCAAAAGGGTTGGCACGACTAGCTGGGTTTACGCCGCAGTTTGAAAGCCTGTCTGCGTGGAATGCCGAGTCACAGAAACTGACCGCGTTCTATAGTCTGCCTGTTGAAAAGTGGGCGTTGCTGTCTCGTGAGTCCAAGCGTATGGGCGCATGGTTCCATGCCATGCTCGACACGATTCGAACAGACGAACAACACGCCGCACATCCTGACGATGCGGTCCATGACGCGATGGTCGGCGCGACGATTGGGATGCTCCAAGCCGGACTCGTTTGGAAAGCGGTGACGTGTTACAACCGCTGGGCTTTGTGGACAGGTCACGATGTTGTTGTCGTTGAGAACGAATGCCCGTTAGTTGTGACAATAGGACGCCAACGAGTTGAAATTACGAACGCACATATTGAGGTGTTTTGATGCCAGCCGCAGTACCAGTTATCGCTGCCGGAGTTACCGCAATAGGCGGTCTTGCTAGTGCAAGGATGCAATCAAGCGCAAACGCAAAAGCCGCCAAGCTGCAAACAGATTCGGCTAACGAGTCGGCACGGCTGCAAGACGCCGCAGCGAAACGTGCGTTGAACTCTGTGCGGGATCAAGCCTTCCGCGACGAACTCTTGTCGAACGCGGCATCGAAAGGTCAATACAAAGCTGATGTGGCTGGGTTGAGAAACGCCTACAACATGTCTGGAGACGCTGCGTTTAATCAGCGGTCAGAGTTTGACTCAGTCGGACGAACGGCCAGCAATGTGCTGGGGCAAACCACGGAACAGCGCAACTACTTTCGAGACTTGATGGGCTATGGATTCCCACAAGGATCGTTGAACACCTACGCGGCTCCTGCGGCACTGCGACGGTCTGAGTTGATCATCCCTGAGGACCAAGAGTACCTTGCTCCTGTTGCACCGAGGCCCGTCTAATGTCATATGGTGAAAACGAAGCCACAGAAGACACGACTGATCCGTTCACGGAAGAGGGTGGGGCCAATGGCCCGATGACCCCGATTGCGCGAGCCATTGTCGAGCTTTACCAGAAGTATCTCAAACGGACTCCTAGTAACGCGGAAATTGTCGAAGCGTCACGGTCTGGAAGTCTTGAAGGACTTGAAGCGGGCATTTTGGATAGCCCTGAATACAAGGCGTTGCAACCGGTGACGCCGCCGACTGCGCCGCCGACGACGCCGCCTCCCGGTAATGGCTACAACCTTGAAAGGCTGAAGGCTGGATGGCTGGCATGGACTGGCCCGAAAACCCCTGCTGGCCTTCAGGAATTCCTTGACGCCAACAACAAGAACGGTGGGTTCGCTACGGGCGTGACGCGCATTGGGTCAAAACTTAATCAACTGTCGTACGACGGGAAATTTATTGCCAAGGTGATTGGGTCTACAGATGCGAACCCCTATCTCCAATGGAATGAAAACCCGGGAGAAACGCCTCCGCCTCCGCCCCCGCCTCCGGGTGGCACTTCGGCAACGCCTGCGGAGACGCCTGCTCAACGAGCCGCACGTCTCGCCGGTCTTGGCCTTGGCCCGGGAGGTTTGCAGAATCAGCGACCCGGCGCACCACCGCCACGTCCCGGCCAGATGGGAGACATGATGGGTCGTCGTCCTCAACGATTTGACCAACCGTATGATCCGTCTGGTGGTCGAGGGGTCGTTGGACCCGACCAAGGTGGTCGTCGTCGTCAAATGCCTGATCAGCAGCCGTATGATCCGTCTGGCGGTTTTGAGCCGGGAGGATTTACAGGACGGCAACAAGGCGGGGGGTATCAACCGGTTGAAGACCCCGGCATGTATACGCCAGGTGAGGCCTATCAAGCCCCGGAGTACCGTGCGCCGGACCCGTATCAGCAAGCGACGCCGTTCTCTAGAGACGAGTATCAAGCGGCTACGCCGTTTGGACGCCCTGAGTATCAAGGGGCGACGCCGTTCTCCCGAGATGAGTATCAAGCCGCCACGCCGTTTGCGGCCCCGACAGCAGCGGACATGGCGCAAGACCCCGGGTACCAGTTCCGTTTGAGCCAAGGCCAGAAGGCGTTGGAACGGTCTGGCGCGGCGCGTGGTGTCACCAACACGGGTGGCAATATGAAGGGACTGCTGGACTACGGTCAGCAAGCGGCGTCTCAAGAATACGGCAACGTGTATGGCCGCAACTTGACCACGTACAACACCAACGAAGCCAACCGGGCGTCTGCGTACAACACGAACTACGGCAATGCGTTTGGTGCGTACAACACTAACGAAGCTAACCGGGCGGGCGCGTATCAGACCAACTACAGCAATGCGGCGAAGGCTTACGATACCAACGAAGCTAACCGGGCTGGCGCGTATCAGACCAACTACGGCAATGCGTTGACGGCGTACAACACGAATGAAGCCAATCGGGCTGGTGCGTATAACACCAACGCGAACAACGCCTATCAGCAATACACGACCAATGCGCTGGCCAAGAACGCCTACAACCAAGAGACCGAGTCGCGACGGTCTGGCGCGTTTGCCACGAACAGCAACCTGTATCAGCAGCGGCAACAGGACGCATACAATCGCTCACAACAAGCCTACAATGATGCGATGGCGGAGTATCAGTCGGGCATCAACAACCAGCGCAACTACGAGCGTGACCGCATGAGCGACTTGTTCAGAGTGGCAGGCATCTAATGGCGTTTAACTTTCAGGCGTATCGGAACCCGTACGTCAGCACCATTGCCGAACTCTTGAGCCGTGGCGAAGACGCGAAGGCGAAGGCGCTGGTCGATGTCGCGAATGCCCAAGCGCGAGCCGCAGAGATTCGTGGACAAGCCTACGGCGGGGCTGTGCAAAGCATCGGTCAGATTGCGAGCAAGGCGTTGACGGATTACACCGATCCTAAACGCAAGCTGAACGACATGGCACTCAAGCAAGCGGAGAGCAATGCGCGTTTGGATGACGCCACGCGAGACGTGTTGAGTCAAACGATTCGACCGGTCATTACGACGACCGTGCCTGGTGTGCCATTTGAGGCATCCTCTGTCAATGTGGTGCCGCCGACACCACAAGGCGTAGGGTCGCGAGCGTTTGGAGGCGTGAGCTTCGGTACACCCGTTCAGGCGCGGACGCCACAATCGTTGTTTGGCCGCACTGAAGTTGGGACGCAAACGGTTGTTCCCGACTCCACGTTTGTGCAATCGCAAGGGCCAGAACGTCCACGTTTTAACGACCCCGGCACTGGTTTGTTTGACATCAATGAGGTTGGCAAAGCGTTTGGCAATCTCAGAGACAAAGATGGTCGTCCGTTTTCACCAGCGCAGATTGCGTCACGTCTTGAGCCGATTCAAAAGATTAACGAATCAGTGCTGGACTTTGATGCCAAGCAAGACTCGCTTGAGAAATCAAAGCAAGTTGCGTTTGGCACGATGGCGGATGGCGTCATCAAGTATGTCGAAGCCAATGGTGGGTCGTATATTGACGCGGCACGCCTGGCTGTCACTCCGTGGGAACGACGGTTAGGCAAAGACGCAGTGGATACGTTTCTGGAAAACTTTGGCAAGCTGTCGCCAACACAGCAACGTGGGCAACTTGACGTGTTGCGAAACCAAGCCGCGAGCCTGTTGCCACAAAAGACACTGGCCAAAGACACAACTGGTATTGATGCGTTTAACCGAGTAGTTGCGCGTGGTGTGGTGGGAACGCCTGTCAACCCCACTCGCGCAAGTTTCCTCAGAGACGCGACCGACCCGACAAAGACGCCAGAAGAACGAGCGATTGCACAGAAGAATGCGGACGATCTGAAGCCAGTTGTTGCTGCTCCTAGGAATAGCGACACGGTGTTTAACGTCAAAGGACTTGGGAATGTCCCATTGACGGTTGAACTTGGTCCGTCCGGTCAACAGACTCGATACTTTTACGAAAGCCCGACAGGAAGAGTTGAGAAGTTTGCTGGCGTTGACTTTATAGACAAGCCGCAAACGTCTGTGGTGTTGAATGCTGGCATCGATGCCGCACTTAGCAATATTCCTGATTGGGCGACGACCGCTGACCGTCCTCCTAATACGCCTGAGTCAAACATCATTGACAGAGTGACTGGGCTTACGCCAAACAGTGCGTATCAGCAGGCAGTTACGTATCTTGATACAGGTCAAGTGCCACAAACCGGACGAGCTAATAGTCCATTGTCTATTGCGTCTCGTTCAGCGGTTCAAACCAAAGCTTCTGCCATTGCTGCTGACGCGGGCATGGATGTGCCTGAATTTAGAGCAACATTCCAGGCAAACCGTGGGGCATTGAGCAAAACCATCCAGTCTCAAGCAGCAGTGTCAACATACATTGCAGCGGCTGACAAGAATGCTGAACGGCTGTTGGCGGTGCTTGATAAAATCCCTGATGGGTCTCCTCTCCTGAACGGGGTGTTTAGGTCTATCAGTTCTCTTGGTGGCAATGAGAACATGGCTGAGTACAACGTGTACTTGAAGTCTGTGAAGAATGAATACGGGCGTATCATTTCTCAGCCAAATTTGACTGGCGTGTTGACAGACAACGCTCGGAAAGAAGCGTCTTCGTTGCTGCCTGATAACGCAACGGTTGGGCAAATCAGAACGTCGTTACGCGCATTGAAATCTGAAGGCACAAACCGCGTGACCTCGTTGGCCGAAGAAGTGGCGGCATTGAAGTCTGGCATGACACGCAACCTTCCAAGCGTTAAAAAAGTTATGACTCGCGAAGACTATCTAAAGGAAGCTGGATACGATGCCCAAAGATAGTCCTGAAGTTGTCATTCAACGAATGATTGATGACGGCGCTGCTCCTGAAGTCATTCGGTCGGTTGCTAAGAGCATGGCCGACCAGCAAAAGGCTGATTTTCTTAAAAAAGAAGCGCCTGCAAAGCCGTGGTCCGAACAGCTAGGCTTATCAACAAGCCCAACGTCGTTGAACGATTCTCCGACAAAAGCATACCTGAAAGGTTTGGCGGTAGGCACTGGCGAAGGCCTTGTGGATATGGCGCAGGGGGTTGCCAGCAATGTCAATGTGCTTGGCACGGTGTATGACACGGCAAAGCGAGCTGTCACTGGAAAGCCGACAACTGAGCCAACGGTCTTTGTTACTAAGCCTGATTCGTTTATGGGCAACTATGGAGCCTATGCTCCTCTTGTGGCTGCTACTGGGTATGGTCTGGCCACTGCACCGGCGGCGTTTGTCGCCAATGCGGCAACTGGACTGGCGTCTGGAGGCGCAACCAAAGTTGGGACGCAAGCGTTGCTTGAGCAAGCAGGCGTGTCAAAAGAACGTGCGAGTTCTATCGGCGACTTGCTAGGCATGGTTGTTTCAGTTCCAGTAGGGTCTAAAGGCTCTTCCTTTTTGCCAAGTGTGATTAAGAAGAAAGCTGGCAGTGCCATTGGCGCAGTCGAGTCTCTTGCTGGTGGTCAACCAGTGGTGTCAATGGCGCAACAGCCGTTGACTGCCGCTGAAATGAAGGTTGTGTCGTCTCTTGACAGAACGCAAGATTTAACGAGAACGGGCGGCACTTCTCCCAAAGTTGTTTCAGATTTGCGGACGCGACTGAATGACCCCGCGCAACGAGCCTTACTGTTTAGCGAAGCTCGCGATTTCTACACGAACTTAGCTAGCGTGTCTCGCGCTGAGTTGTCTGAAATGAATCAGCCGATGCAATCTGAGATTAAAAACCTAAAATCGGCGTTGCATAATGTAATGACGGCATCTGCTGCTTCGGTTGGCCAAGGCAAGGAATACGCAGACGCCATGAACAAGTATGCGAAAGCGTCATCGGTGCAAGACTTCTTGAAAAATGCGCGACCGTGGCTCATTAGTCTTGGGCTTGTTGGTGGAGGTGGTGCAGCGTTTACACCTACGGGACGGAAGTTGGCAAAGACCGCCGCAAACTATGTTGCTGGCGACGACGTGCCGTAACTGAGAGTAGGACATACATATGGCAGGCACACTCACTCCCACTCCCTATCAGACCGTCCTCGACGCCGATGGCGTGTCCGTGTCTGGCGCACTGATCTACACCTATACCGGCGGGACGACGACGCTGGCCTCGACGTACACGACCTCGGCGCTGACTGTCGCCAATGCGAACCCCATCGTGGCGGATTCGGCGGGACGCTACGTGGCCTATCTGCCAGCCGGGTCGAACATGCGGTTCGTCATTAAGACCCCTGCTGGGGCGACGATTGACGACCAGGACAATATCTTGGCCGTTCCCGGCGCGGCAGTGAACTTGGACATCCAAGGCACGGTTGGCGTGGCCGTGACGGCGGGACAGGTCTGCTATCTGTCGTCGGGGCTAGAGTCGCCTGCTTTGACGGCAGGGCTGTGGTATCTCACGGACGCCGACTTCGCGGTGAGCAGCACGACCTGTCAGGCCATTGGTGTGGCGGTGAGTGCGATCCCGATCAACACAGCGGGGACCATTCGTCTGGCAGGCATTGTCTCGACGGCCTCGGCGGTGGTGACGGGCAGCACGTATTACGTGTCGGCCACGGCGGGCGCATTGACCACCTCGGTGCTGACCTTCAATCGCACGGTAGGCATTGCCAACACGACTTCAACGCTGTTGCTAGCAGCAACCACGGCAGTGGTGGCGACGATTCCGAACCCGATTGTGCAGGACTTGCTGTTTGTCGATGCCACCTATGACATCGGCAAGTCTGGCGCGAGCCGACCGCGTGACCTGTTCCTGAGCCGCAATGAAACGGTGGGCGGCACGTTGAACGTCACTGGTGCGGCTACGTTGTCTTCAACCGTTGCAACCGGTGCATTGACCGTAACTGGCGCAGCTACGGTCAGCACCACGTTGGGTGTGACGGGTGCGGCCACGCTGTCCTCAACAGTCGCAACGGGTGCGCTAACTGTCACGGGCAATGAGACGGTGTCTGGCACACTGGGTGTGACTGGTGCAACGACGCTGTCGTCAACGCTGGGTGTGACTGGTGCAGCGACGCTGTCGTCAACGCTGGGTGTAACCGGCGTCACCACGGTGGCGGCGGGCAGTGCCGCAGCGCCCGCCGTGGTGTCTGTGACCGGCACGTCTGATACCGGCGTATTCTTCCCAGCGGCGGATACGGTTGCGTATAGCACGGCTGGGAGTGAGCGTCTGCGTATTGGCTCTACCGGCAACGTCGGCATCGGCACAGCGACTATGGCGGGTAAGCTCACCGTTCAAGGCGCATCAACAACTAATCCGGATAGTCTGTGGTCTTATGGTTATATTGCGAACGGTGCAGTAGACACTAGATGTGGAACTATTCGAAATAGTTTTGATACAAATACCAGCTACAGTACTTTTTGGACTTCGTTCCGTGGTGCAGCTGGTAGTTCTTATAAATCTATTTTTGGAATAACGACTGGTGCATCTGATATTGATCTCATAACACTTGACTCTAGCGGCAAAGTCGGCATTGGGACGACGAGTCCGACGTATCAGACGCAGGTCACTGGGTCTGGGCAAACCACGGCGGCATTGACTGACGCTGGGGCAAAAGGGAGTCTGCTGTATTTACAAGATAACGTAGGCGCCGCTGGCAGCGGTGGTGGTGTGTTGCTGGGTACAGCAGCCACCACCCCATTTGCTGCGATTAAAGGATTCCTCCAAAACGGATCTGGGCAAACATCAGGAGACTTGTGTTTCAGTACACGAAATGCCCCTGCTGATGTGGCGTTAACGGAACGGATGCGTATCGGCTCTACTGGCAATGTGGGCATCGGCCTCACTGTGCCCGCTTATCAGCTTCAAGTCAACACCGACTCGGCTGGTAAGCCCGGCGTCGGTGGCGTGTGGACGGTGGTCTCCGACGAGCGTATCAAGACCGACATCGTCCCCGCCGACCTTGACCGCTGCTATGAGATTGTCAAGTCGGTGCCGCTCAAGCATTTTGGCTTCAAGCCCGGTGTCTACACCGACGAACAAATTCAGGACAAGCACAGCCTCGGCTGGATTGCCCAAGACGTGCAAGCGGTGTTCGAGAAAGCCGTGTCGGAGAAACCGTTCACGATCCATACGCCGCAAGCTGATGGCACGGTGCAGGACGAGGTGATCGACGACTGCCTCGACCTGAACAGCGGCCAAATGATTGCCGCGCTGTATGGGTGTGTGCAAGCGTTGATGGCGAAGGTCGAGGCGCTCGAAGCTCGTGGATGACCATCAGCGTCTGCTCGATGAGCGACACACCGCCGTGATGGCGGCGATTGCCAGCATCGTGGACCGGCTCGACATCCTGAACGGCAGGACACGCGCTTCAGAGAAAGAGATAGCAGTGCTGGCCGACCGCAGTAGTCGCGCTACGACCATCTCGCTCTCGACGCTGTCGGCGGTCTGTGCTGCGGCCTTGTATTGGATGACGCATCGGTAATGGAACTGCTGCTGACGCGCACCACTCTGACGCCGAATGAGACGCATGGCACCCTGTCTATCGATGGGGTGCCGGTCTGTTGCACGTTGGAAGACACGGTGCGCCCACCTGGCATCAAGATTCTCCATGAGACAGCTATCCCAGTAGGGCGCTATGCCGTGACCATCACCAAGTCGCAACGGTGGGGCATTCTGTTGCCGTGGGTAAATGTGGGACAGGGCTGGACGGGCGTCCGTATCCACGCCGGGAATACCACGGCAGACACGTCTGGGTGTATTCTGGTCGGCCTGTCCCACACGGACCACACGATCCTCTCCAGCCGCTTGGCGTTGGCGAAGGTGCAAGGCGCACTGGCGCAGGCGCTGTCGAAGGGTCAGCCGTGCTGGATGACCATCGTGAACCCCACACCGAAGGAGCCACATGTCTTGGTTTAGTCGTCTGCTGGCCGTCCTCAACCACCGCAGACCGTCCCCGCCGCCCGTTCCCGTCCCCCCACAGTCTGCCCCGCCGGTCATGCGTGTGTCCGTGTGGGCCGCAGAAGGCGGCTTTGCGCCGGTTGTCGGCGGCATGGTGACCTTGGATGATCCGACGTGGCCGTCTGTGGCTGGTGTGCTGGAGGACGGGCGTCTGCGTTTTGACTTGCCAGCCGCGACGCAGTGGGGCTGGGCGGCGACCCTGTCGGTGGCGACGACGGTCATCAATGACCAGCGCATCGTCTTGGCCGCGGACGTGGACGTGGCATTGCCGCCGGTCTGGGTGCCGCAGTCACGCCTGACGACGACCGGCCAGTTCTATTACCGCGACGGTCAGCCGTTCACCATCATTCAGTGCAGCGACTTCCAAGTCTACGAGCGGTATCTGCGCGGCGAAGACATCCATGCCGTGCTGAGCGACCGGCGCGACCTCGGGTTCAACACGCTGCGTGTCTGGCTGCTGAACACCAGTGTCTGCAACATTCAGCCGAAGGACTTCCCGGCGTTCTACACGTCACTGGGGCCGTTCCTTGACCTGTGCGACAGCTACGGGCTGTACGTCGAACTGACGGTGTTCACGCAGACCGAGACGCTGATGCCGTCGTTGGCTGAACAGCAAGCGCACTACGACCAGACGGTGCAAGCGGTTGGCGCACGGTTCTGCTTCATCGAGGGCGCGAACGAGTACGACCAGCACGACAATGCCTTCGACCCGAACCTGAACCTCTGGCGTCCTGATGGGGCCATCTTTGACCTGTGCCGAGCCAGCATGGGCGCAGATAGCTGGGCCTGTGAGCCGGTCATTGACTCCACCAGGTATCACAGCAACGACACGGACGAGTGGCAGCGACGGTGCGCTCACAATGGGATGGAGATGGGCGATGCGTACGGCAAACCCAACTTTGCGAACGAGAACACGCGCCCGGACTCTGACCCCAACACCCAGCATCACTACGATGCCGCCGCTGGCGCCGCGCTCCTCTCAGCGGGCAGTTGTTTCCACAGCAATGCGGGGAAAGACTCGACCGTCATGACCGGCAATGACCGGACGTGCGGACAAGCGTGGGTGGCTGGCGCAAAGAGCAGTGACCTGTCGCAGCGCATCTACGGGTACATCCATCGCACCGACCTCGAAACCAGCGATGTCATCCGCGCTTATCAGCGTGGGACGTGCATCGTTCTCATTCACGCATAAGGAGCAGTATGAGCAAAAAGAGTCTCTTCGGCAGTAAGACGTTCTGGGCCAACGTGCTGGGTATCGTGGCTGTGATTGGGAGTGGACAGGCGGGCATTGCGATTCCCCACGCGCCGGAAGTGCTGGCCGTCGCCAACATTTTGCTCCGCGTCGTCACGAAGCAGGGCGTCTACCTGCCGGGCCGGTAACTATGCGAACAATGCACCGCGCCGCGTGGATGTTGATCGTGCTGGTGCTGGCCTCGACGTGGGTCGGGCTGGCGATGATGCAGGGTCTGCCGCCGGGTGTGCAAGTCTGCACCGGGCAGTATGCGCTCTGTGCGTCCTCAACCTGTACGCCCGTCCTCAACAAGGACGGCAGTCCGAAGATGATTACGGTCAACGTGCAGGGCGGGGGCACGGCGCAGTATCCCGAGATGTCCTGCACCTGTCCCATCAAGACCGGTCCGGCCATTGCGGACGTGCAGGGCGGCAACATGAAGGGCAGTTGTACGCCGCCTGGCAAGAAACAGGTGTGGTCTTTCTTTGCGGTAGCCGAGCATCTCCCTCAGCAGATGAATGACTGGTCCCGTTCGCCAGCGAAGACGAAGGTGACGCCGCAGCAGTGCGGAGCCAGTTTGAACCTTGGGGCGACGTTCGCCAACTGTTTCAGCTTCTCGTGCACCGAGACGGCGAGCATCAACGGCGTACGGCTGGCGGATTGTCGGTGTCCGGCGGGGGAGAATTTGGCCGGCGGTCCAGTGGCCCCGGCCACGGCGTTCTCGATGTCAGCGGGTCAGGGCGACCCGAGCTATTGTGGGAAGATTCCCGTGGGCGCACCCACCCCGTAGTATCCTAGACCGATCTGACGGAGCCGATGTCCGGCGTCTGCC